AAGCACTGGCCCAAGCACTGGCCCAAGCACTGGCCCAAGCACTGGCCCAAGCACTGGCCCAAGCACTGGCCCAAGCACTGGCCCAAGCACTGGCCCAAGCACTGGCCCAAGCACTGGCCCAAGCACTGGCCCAAGCACTCCCCCCCCACTGCCTATGCCAAAGTCGGGTTTGGGTGGAGCCATAAGAGGAGAGGAGAGGAGACAAGAGGGTACAGAACCCCCTATAAGCCCCCCAAGGGGGGCAGTGAAGCTCGGGCAGGTTGATCGTCTGTTCCACCAGCTCGAACTGATCTACGAGGCATATCCGCGCAAGGTCGGGCGACCGAATGCGCTGCGGGCGATCTACAAAGCGGTCACCAAGTACGGCGTCGATCGCATCCTCGATCGCACGAAGGCGTATGCGTTGGCCAGGGCTGGCGAGGAGCCGGGTTTCACGCCATATCCGGCCGTCTGGTTCAACCAGGAGCGATTCGAGGACGATCCGTCGACCTGGAAATCGAACGGCGGTGCGGTCAGGGGTGGAAATTCCGAGTTGAGCCACCGGCTGCAAATCGAGACCGAACAGAAAAACTTGCGCGTGCTGGTCAATGAGTCGCCGGCAAATCCGGAGAGCGTGTTTTATCAGCCGGGGATTGACGGTGAGGAGGTTGAAAAGTTGAAAAAAATGCGCCGGCGCATGACGGAGATAACGAGGGAACTCGCGAGAGTGAAATCATAACCAATATGCAAAACGATAATGTAGACCGGCTGCCACCGCACTCGATGGAGGCGGAGCAGGGCGTGATTGGCTGCTGCCTGATGGACGCCGCGGAGGCGGTATCGATTTGTGTTGAGAAGTTCAAGGGCGGCGGCGCGGTGTTCTATGATCTGCGTCATCAGAAACTATTCGACCTGATGTCGAAGATGGTCGAGGAGAATATTCCGATCGACATGGTGACGCTGCCGCAGCGCCTGAAGGAGTCGGGCGAACTCGAGGCGGTCGGGGGCATGAGTTACCTGCTGTTGTTGCCGGAGCAGGTGCCGTCGGCGGCCAACCTGCCCTACTACCTCGAAATCGTTTGGGAGAAAGCGCTGGCCCGGCGGATGGTGCGGATGTGCGCGCAGATGATCAGCCGACTGTACCATCCGGAGGTTGAGTTGGCGTCACTGAGCCAGGTGCTGGACCAGACCGAGCGGGAGTTGCTCGATCTATCGGCTGATCGCACAGGCGCGGCCGAGATTAGCATCAAAGAGGTCATGAAACGGACCACGGATGCGATCGAGGAGTATCATCGGGGTCATGGGCAGATGCGCGGGATCCCGACCGGGTTCGAGTATCTGGACAAGATGATCTGCGGCCTGGGACCGAGCCAGTTGGTGGTGCTAGCGGCGCGCCCAGGCGTAGGGAAGACATCACTGGCGATGAATATCGCCGAGTATGCGGCGGTGGATAAGGGTATTTCGGTAGGCGTGTTCTCGCTTGAGATGTCCACGGAAGAACTGGGCTCACGGCTGGCGTTTCAGCGCGCGCAGTCCGATTACCAACGTTATCGCACGGGTTTCCTGCTCAACGAAGACATTGTAAAACTGACAGTGGCCATTCCGCAGATCTCGAGGGCGACGATGTGGATTGACGACTCAGCGGATGCCACGGTGATGGAGTTGCGCGCTAAGGCCCGGCGATTGCAGCGTCAGCACGGCACGAAACTGCTAATCATCGATTACCTACAACTGATTCGTGGGGTAAACCGCTACAGCAATCGGGAAGCCGAAGTGGCGGATATCAGCCGGGGCCTGAAGGGACTGGCCAAGGAACTCAAAATCCCGGTGCTGGTGCTGGCACAACTCAATCGGGACCTGGAAAAGGAACGGAATCGAATGCCGCGATTAAGCGATTTGCGCGAATCGGGCGCAGTCGAGCAAGACGCCGACGTGGTGATGATGCTCTACGAACCGCGGTTGACGGAGGAGCAGGCAGAGGCCATCGGGAAGGATTGGTCGCAGAACGAACGGCCCATCAATCTGTTGGTGGCCAAGCAACGCAACGGGCCGACGGGCAACGTGGAACTCATGTTTCGCAAGAGCTGCATGAAATTCCTCGATCGGCATCGGCCGGGGAAGCCGGCGGTGTCCGTGCCGGCGGCAAAAAGTGAACAAGACCCAAACTGGCCCGATCCGCCGGAGCAGGACTTGCCATTGGATTGACCCATGGAACCGCTGCCAACAACGCAGGAAACCAGCAGCGACATCGTCCGCGAGATCATGGCGGCGGAACGGCGGATGATATATGTGCCGAGTAATCCGGTGTCAGCAATCACGGTAGCGGTTCCGCTTCCAGTCTCGTTAACGCAAATCAAATCAAAACCTATGGAAAACGTAAAACAGAACGCAATGAAATCGTATTGGGCGCGAATGACGCCCGAACAACGCAGCGCGGAAATTGTACCGGAATTTGAAGTCGGCAATTTTGGAGAGCTTTAATGCGTGGAAACCAGAAACAAAAAATACTATGGAAAAAACAATAAACAACACGTTTGAACTGACCTTGCGCGAGATGCGCGCGGGCCAGGTGGTGTCCGACCTGTCCGATGAACTCGGCAAGGTGATCGAAGCCGTGCGGGCCACCGGCAAGCCCGGTGAACTCCAATTGCGGATCAAAGTCCGACCGGCCTCGAAGGGCGACATCGCCACGGTGCTGGTCGAAGACAAGATCGACTCGAAACTGCCGCGGCCGGAACGGGCGCAAACCATCTTCTTTACCACGGATGGCAACGGCCTGCAACGGCAGGACCCACGTCAGACGGAAATGGAATTGCGGGTGGTGGTGGGGAATAGCTCGCTCAGCAACCTTCGATCCGCGACTGCCAGTTAAGCCAAACACATCGGAAACCTTAAATCAAAATTCGAATATGGACCAAAACGAAATACAGACCGCCATCGAGGCGGGCCAATTGCTGGGCGATCCGAAGGAACTAGGCTCCTCATGCATCCCGTATGCACTCGTGCCGAACACTGCTCGGTTGCAATCACTCGAGGAATTCCTGCAGCGACCAACCAGCATTCGTCAGACCGTGACCGCGTCCGAGTTGTCCGGTTTCGTGGAGTATGTCAACCGGTTCAAGGTGGCGGAGACGATCATCTTTGCCAGAGTGCTGGTCGGACCGGGGTCTCGGCATGACGTCTTGTTTCAGGCGGTATTCGATTACCACGCGATGTCTAAGGACCAAGTGACACCGTGTCCCAACTGGGCGCGCCATCAAGCGAAATATTCCCCAATCACAACGCCTGAGTGGCGGCGCTGGTCTGACCTGAACGGGCATCCGCTGGAGCAGGAAGCCTTCGCGGCCTTCATTGAGGAAAACGGCTTGAATATCGTGGAGCCGACTGGCGCCCAAATGCTCGAATTGGCGCAAAGTCTCGAAGCCACAAAATCCGTGGCGTTCAAGAGCGGGGTGCGCTTGGATAACGGCGCGGTGCAACTGCGGTATGAAGAAACTATCACCGCCAAGGCCGGAGAAAAGGGACAATTGGAGATCCCTACGCTCATCCTGCTGGGCCTGAGACTGTTTCAGGGCGGTCCCGCCTATCGCGTGGCGGCGCGGCTCAAATACCGGATCAAGGACACCAAACTGGTGATGTGGTACGAGATCCTTTATCCCGAAGTGGTGATTCTCGACGCGTGCAATGCGTTGGTCGATGCCATCAAGGAGAAAACCGAGATCGATCCGATCCTGGCGAGTATTTAACTCGAGACAAGCGCCACCATGGACACGAGCCTGCAAAAACTTTTGGTGCCGCATCCGGTCTACCGGTTGCCGGCGACGCAAGAGGAGGCGCGCGTGTTGATGCAGTCGGTGGGCGGGGCGCCAGGATTCGTGGAGTGGGCGAAGAAACGTTTTGACCTGATCCAGGCCGAGAAGGTGGATCCGCTGCGGTATGGACACGAGTTAGCGCCGATCTGGAAAGACGCGCGGGAGTTGCTCGAGCGCGGGAATGACCTGCTGATCCTGGGCGGCAATCGGTCGGGCAAGACCGAGTTCGGGGCGAAGTTTGCCAACGAAATCATCGAGCGGAAGGCGTCGGCGAACGCGTGGTGTTTCCAGTCGAACGAAAGGGCGTCGATCGAGCGGTTGCAGCCGTATGTGAACCATTACCTGCCGGCGGAGCAGCGGGACTTGGGCAAGATCGGAAAGATCACGTATATCAAGTATAATTTGGCGAATGGGTTCAGCGAGGGTCGGTTTGTGAAACCGAATGGGAGTTTCTGCCGGTTCATGAACTATGAGATGGACCCGAGGTCCCTCGAGGGCGCCGAATTGGACATTGCGTGGTGCGACGAGATGGTGCCGCCGGACGTATTGGATACGCTGCGGTTTCGGTTGGTAACGCGCGGGGGTAAGTTGATTGTGACATTCACGCCGCTCGAGGGTTATTCGGTGAGTGTGAAGCAATACCTCGAAGGCGCGCGGGTGATCAAGAGCTTGCCGGCGCCGTTGTTGCCCCAAGACAAGGTGCTGGTGTCCGGGTGTCCCAAGGGACAGATGCCATACATTCTCGAATGCGCCAAGCCGGGCCGGTTCGTGATCTGCTTCTTCACGGAGTGCAATCCGTGGGCGGGTTACGACAACCTAGTGAAACAACTCTCGGGCGCGACGGAGTCGGACATCAAGTGCCGGGCGTATGGGTGGCCGACTAAGATGATCGCCGGGGCGTTCCCGAAGTTCGGGGACGTGAATATTGTGCCGGACAGCGAAGTGCCGTCCGATGGGACGAATTATCTGCTAGTGGACCCGCATGGGGCGCGGAACTGGTTCATGGTCTGGGTGCGAGTCACCAATGACGATCCGGCGCGGTATTTCGTGTATCGCGAGTGGCCGGGGATCGAGCTGGGCGAATGGGCGTTGCCGGCGGAGAAGGCGGATGGCAAGGAAGGGCCGGGCCAACGGGCGGATGCCGGCCGGGGCGTGGTGGGGTACAAGAGGCTGATACTGGAACTGGAAAAGGCGGATGAACAGGAGGTAGCAGAGTGAGCAGAGAAAACCAAAACACCAAGAGCGCGAAGAACGCAAAGGAACGGAATTTCTCTGCGATCTCTGCTGCCTCCTGTGAGAATTGAATGAACCTCACACCTGAACACATCACGGCGCGGATCATCGATCCGCGGGCGGGCTCGAACAAGGTGCCGGGCATCGACGAGGGCACGACGCTGATCGAGATGCTCGAGGAAGAGCAAATCGGCGCGGACGGCAAGGTGTCGGGACCTTCGATGGTGTTCGAGGCGGCGCCGGGGGCCAAGGTGGATGAAGGCACCACGCTGATCAACGATTTGCTGGATTATAACCAGGAAAAGCCGGTGACGGTCGAGAACTGCCCGCATCTCTACGTGGCGGCGTCCTGCCAGAATACGATCTACGCGCTCCGGACCTGGACTGGCGCGGATGGCGAGAAGGGGGCCACCAAAGACCCGGTGGACTGTCTCAAGTGCGGGCTGAAGTATGGACTCGAATATGTGGGCGAGCAGTTCGTGATGGCGCGTAATGGAAGAGGATTCTGATGAGTGCCAAAGAGGAATATGACCGATTGCCGTTGCTCATGCGCGAGGGACAGCTCCGATCCTTCACCGGCCTCAGCCGGCGGGCGGTGCGGAATTTGCGCGAGAACGGCCAGTTAGGCACCATCAAGATCGGCATTCAGGTCAGATACCTCAAAACGTCGTTATTCAAAATAGTCATAACAAAAGAAACTCAATCATGAACGAACAAAACATTGAACAGGGAACTGACATCAAGCTGACGGAATTGCTGGCTGAGTATGAATCGGCGGTGGCCAGCGGGACGGCGGTAAACTCGGTCGCACTCGACGAACAGCGCCGGCTGATGTTGTGGGACCATCAGAGCGAGGACGGCCGTAAATGGGATGAGGACAGCGAGTCGGGCGAGGTCCTGCCCTGGAACGGCGCCGCCGATACCCGGGTGCCGTTGATCGACGAGGTCATCCAGGAACGCGTGGCGGTGCGCTGTGCGGCCGCGCGACGCGCCCAGGTGCAGGTCTCGGGCGTGGAGTTGGGCGATGCTGAGGCGACGGCCGCGGTGCGCCGGGCCTTGATCTGGTTGACCAGCGGGAAACTGCGCCGGCGCCTCAACGTCGAGCGCCAGTTAGCCGGCAATTACACGGACGAATTCGGCTGGTGCGTGGTCTATGTGGGCTGGTGCCGTCAGCTCACGAAGTACCGTCGGGACATCACGCTCGAGATGCTGGTCCAGTGGTGCGCGCAGTTGCCGCCGGACAATCCCATCAGCCAATTGCCGGTGATGATCCAGGATCCGGTTATGGAAGAGAGCGCGATTGCGACGATCCAAGTTTTGTATGGGCTATATGCCCAACAGGAAACGACCGGATTACATGCGTTGGAGTTGCAGCCCCTCACGAAAGCCGCGGCGCGCAAGATGATCACCGAGTTGCAGCGCGATGGCCGGACATCCATCGTACTGCCCAAAGTAGCCGTCAACGAACCGCGACCGATAGCGCTGCGGCCTTATGTGGACGTGTTATTGGCTCAAGGTTCGACGGATATCCAGTCGGCGCGCTCGATCTTTTGGCGTCAGATGCTGACCGAGGCCGATATCAAGGATCTGGCCTTGGCGGAAGATTGGGATGAGGCGTGGGTGGATGCAGCCGTAAAACAGAAAGGCAAGAGCGCGGCGGTGGATGTGCTCTCGATTCAGAGCGGGCGCGCCCTGGACATGTTTGCCGACGATAAACGCGTGGAAGTCGTCTATGGTTTCCGGCGCACAGTCGATGACGATGGCGTGCCGCAGATCTGGTGTACGGTGTTTTGTCCGCAGGTCAAGGGACCGGGCAAGGCAGATCTGGTGGCGAAACACGTGCTGATCGATTATGGCCATGGCCAGTATCCGTTCGTTGACATGGCGCGCGAGCATCGCAACCGCAACATTCACGAGTCGCGTTCGGTGCCGGCGGTGGCGTACACCTGGCAACTCGAAGAGAAAGCCCAGCGCGATGCACTGTTCAACCGGTCCGAATGGGACACCCTGCCACCGATCGAAGTTACTAAGTTGATGGGTATCAAAGTGCGGCTCGGGCCGGCCGCCTTGGTTCCGACTTCGCGGGCGCAAGGCATCAAGGCCATCGAACTCTCGAGCCGGCCACCGTCGCTTGGGCTTGAGATGATCCGGCTGGTGCAGCAGCGCACGGACAACTACTTCGGCCGCCCGAGCAACGACGTGCCGGCGTATCGCGCCCAAATCATGCAAGAGTTGATGGTGGCGGATTTCCTCGATGACTGGTCGATCATCTTGCTGATGATGCTGGCGCTCCAGGTCCAGTATGACCCGCAGAAACTGACGCGCGTCCTGGGCCGCCCTTGGCCGGCCAATCTTACGCCGGAAATCATCATGGAACAGGTGGACGTGCTGATGGCGTTCGACGTGAAGGAAATCGATCCTGAATTTCTGCTCAAGAAAATGGACATCATCAGCCAGAGTGTCATTCCCGAGGACACTGCTGGTGTGATTGATCGGGCCAAACTCACCCAAGCGAAACTGCGCTGGCTGGATCCGGCCCTGGCCGATGACCTGGTGATGGACCAGGAAGGCGCCCAGGCCAAGATGTGGAGCCAGGTCATGCAAACCGTGGGCATGGCCGCGTTGGGCAACGAGGCGCAATACACCCAGAACGATCCCACCGCCCAAACGAAACTGCAATACGTGCAGCAGATCGTGACGGCCAATCCAAAATACCAAATGCTGCTGCAAAAGGATCCGGACTTCCAGGAGCTCATGAAAAAGTACGTTGCCAACTTGATGCAGAGCATCAACCAGCAAGAGAACAAAATGGTCGGCCGGATCGGAGTGAAACCGCGGCAAATGTCGCAAGTCTAGCAAATGTTACGAATTATGAACGAAGAACAAGTCAAGCAAACCCTGAAGGGCCTGAATGCGCGCGGGACAATTGCCCGGGCATTCCTGGCGGTGTTGGATCAACACATCGAGACCTGGCGCACCGGTGCGATCGCGCCGACGCCGCCCAACCGCGATTACAGCGCCGGCGCGGCTTACGGCCTCGAACTTACCCGCAGCGCCATCATTGACATGCTATCGCCCGGCGAGGCTGATGAATCGTCGCTGCTGACCAAGCCGCCGGTGAAGGTGAGTTGGTGGAAAAAATGTTTCTGAAAGAAAGTGTAATAACCATCAAAACTGAAAGGCACATATGATCGAAGGACTCAAAACTATAATCTCCGGACCTGAACTCGCGCAACTCTGCGAAAACAAAGCGCTATATCACGAAGGCCGCGTGAGCGCCTTGTCCACGGCAAAATCGGCAATGTCGGAATCCGATCCGGGTCTGACGGGCGCGCAGACAGTCATCGACGGCCACAACGCGAAAGTGACCGAGTTCCGATTCATCGGCTCTTACATCAAGCCGACTGAAGCCTACCTGCTCAGTTATGACGACCTGCTCAAGTTGGGAGTCGCAGGTGTGGTTGCCGAGGGCTAACGAAAAGCTGAGCGACTGACATGAGCGCGCCGATGACATCCGATTGCAACCAAGACGCTGCCCGCGCTCATGGCAGTTCGCTCCAGCGTCTTGTTAGCCGCCGTCCCCGTGCTCTGGACCTGTTTTGCTGTGCGGGCGGGGCGAGCATGGGGCTGCAACGCGCCGGATTCGATGTGACCGGAATGGACATCGCGCACCAACCGCGATACCCGTTCGCGTTCGTCCAAGGCGATGCGCTCAAAGCTGACCTGTCCGGCTTCGATTTCGTGTGGGCGTCGCCTCCGTGCCAGCGATACACGCGAGCACAGAACGCCGCCAAGAATGCCGACGCTCATCCCGACCTTGTGGCGCCAATGCGAGCCAAGCTCGAAGCATGGGGTGGACTGTGGATCATGGAAAATGTAGTCGGAGCTCCGCTGCGTAATCCGGCCACGGTATGCGGCCTGGCTCTCGGGCTTAAGGTAAAACGGCACCGGCTCTTTGAGAGCAACGTCCTGCTGATGGTGCCACCGTGCCCGAGCCACGACCAAGACTACTACGTAATCTTCGGACACGAGGTGCGCAATCGGCGCCACGGGCAAGCCGCTGGCCGAAAGAACAAAATCGCCGAAGGCCGCAAGGCGATGGGTATAAACTGGATGACACGCGGCGAACTCTCCGAGGCAATCCCGCCGGCCTATTCGGAGTTCTTGGGGCGTCAGATACTCGCGGCGCTCAAGGCGGCTAACGACCGAACTGAGCGACCGGCGCTCCCAACGATATGACTACACCGAAGACGCCCGCGCCGGTTCGCTCCAGTGAGCTTGTTGTGCATTGGCTCGCAGGTGAACCGCCGTGGACGCTGATAGCGTGCAACACCAAAGGTCAAGAACGCTGCGTGATGACACGAGCCGGCTGGAAGGCGACGTGCAAGCTGTGCCGGCGGCACTACGAAGATACGAAGCGGCGTTTGCACAACGCAGAACTGAGCGACAGCCGCCCTCTATGACTACCGAACTACCAACGACGTGCGAGGCGGCTGTTCGCTCCAGTGACTTGTTAGGCCCATTGACGTATCAGCCTGAAATCTGGCGCGTCGAAAAGGACACCATCTACGCCGCAATCCCAGCCGTGGAATCGGGACTCGAATACGCACGGGAATGCCTCGCAACTCACGAAACGAATCTCGGCATGACAACGCTGAAAAACAAGACGTGGGCCGAGACGATGGAGAAAGACATCCGCCACATGGAGCGCACGCTGGAAATGCTGCGAGCGTGTGGGCCTAACGTCCGGGATGAGCTACCGCCGCCCGGACAGAAAGGAATAAATGCAACCTGACGCTCAAAACTCTCAGCAACCGCCCGACGAAGCCCAAAGCTGGGCGGCGGTTAGCTCCATCCCGCTTGTTCGGCCAGTCCGTTGCTGGTTCTGCAATCAGCAGATGCACTATGCCGGAGACCCTAGACATGAACCCGAAGTGCGTGTGGAAGTCCACACCGACGCGAAAATCATGCGGTGCTTCAGCGAGTTCTACGCTCATGTGCGCTGCTGGTCTGCCGCGATTGCGCCGAACGACCAAGCTGAGGCGCGGCGAGAAAGAAAGTCATGATTGAAACCAAGACCCAACCCGAGCCGTTGCCTCCAGCGACTGGTTCGGTTGCCCTGTCGAACATCCTCTTTGAGCGGCGAAGGCAGGACAGCAAATGGGGCGTGCAGAACCACGACATGGAGAAGTGGCTCGTCATCCTGCAAGAGGAGTGCGGGGAAGCGGCCGAAGCCGCACTCGACAATGACGGATGGAAATACCGTGACGAGATGGTACACGTTTCCGCCGTCGCACTGGCCGCAGTGGAATGCTTTGACCGACGCTTTCCAAGTTCACCGAACGTCCGAACTGAGCGACCCGGCCCATGAAGACTCCCGAATTGCAACCGAGACGCGATGGCCGGGTTCGCTCCAGTGAGCTTGTTGGGCTGCCGTGGATCAATGTCCTGAAAATCAGCGCATCCGAAAGCGTCCACATATCGGGAAACAGCGCGAAAATCTGGATACAATGGAACAAAGGTGAAAAGCGATACGACTTCGAGATGGCCGGAGAAGCTGCCGGGCAACTGTGCAACTGCATCCTGGCTCAAATGCGTAAAGGACTCCCGAAGAAATATCCATACGTGAAGCAGCCCAACGACCAAGCTCACACATGAGGGCCGCCAACCAAACTCCCGAATCGCTCCCGAGCCCGGCGCGGCCCTCATTGTGTGCAGCGCCTTGTTCGGCAATTCGCATCGGACAGTTCCGTGTGAGCAAGCTCGGAGCCGGAAAATGCTGGATAGCAAATAGCGATGGAGAAGGCATGGAAACGTCCGAAGCAAAACTAGCCGAGCATATAGGCGACTACTTCAAACGGGAGTTTTGACGCCGAACGATAGAGGTCAGGCACGGCGCGACAACCAATGACTATGGAAAACACGACAGACACAAAACTACCAGCGAGCCCGCCGTTGCCTGCACCGGCTGGTTCGGGGCGACGGCGACGATGCCAATGGCTCGTGGAACTGAAAGGATGGCGCGACTGCGGCAGGCTGGCCACGCACATCCGAAGCGACTGCGGCCTGGCGTACTGTGCCGACCATGCGCGCCTGATGCTGCCATATACCACATTCCAAACCATTGCCCCGAACGAAAAGGTGAGCGATGGCCTCTGAAAACTCTCGAATTGTGAGCGGCGTTGAAGGCCATTCGCTCGACCGCCTGGTTCGGTGGATTCCCGTCGCGGAGAAACTGCCGGAGGGGGATGAAGTCCTATACTGGGACGGCGAGCAAGTCAGCACGTTCTTCCCATGCACAGGAGACACTCCCGAAAATGAGGCGGCGGCGCGATGTGCGTCCTTCGGGATCACGCACTGGATGCCAATGCCAATTCCACCGAACGACCAAGCTGAGCGACTGCCGGCCCAAAAACTATGAATACAACTGAGACGCAATCCGGCAGTTCGCTCCAGCGCCTTGTTCGGCGTTGGTACGTCACGACCAACTGCGGAATGGCTGCGAAGGGAGACAACGGCGATAACCCGCCGTGGCTCGGGCGGTGCTGGGGATTCTGGCTTCCGCGCCTTCGGTGGAACGGCGGCAAGCACTGGCGGGGCGAGTGCTGCGACGTGACCGCCCAATGGCTCTGCTTTTGGTGGGGCTTCACAATATGGCCGCACGCGAAACCAACGCCGCCGAACGAAAAGCTGAGCGACTGACATGAGCGCGCCAACGACATCCGATTCCAACCAAGACGCTGCCCGCGCTCATGGCAGTTCGCTCCAGCGTCTGGTTGGGCGTCATTCCACGGCGACTCTCATACTGGGCGACTCTGAAACGATGGACAGAATCGAAGCCGATGCGCTCGTGACTGACCCGCCGTATGGCCACGGCTACAAATCAAACGGCTGCTGCCTCGTGAAGAAAGGTAACTGGCAACCGACGCAAGGCCCGAAGCCTCTCGAATGGAATGAGCAGCCGTTCGACCCGGCGCGATGGCTGAACTACCCGACCGTAATCCTGTGGGGTGCGAACCACTACGCGAGCCGCCTGCCAGACTCTCCTGCGTGGTATGTCTGGGACAAGCGCGACGGCGTGGGCGAAAACAATCTCTCGGACTGCGAACTCGCATGGTGCAACGTCGGCGGCAGCGCACGGCTGAAACGTCACCTGTGGATGGGACTATGCCGCGACTCTGAAATCGGAAGCCACCTGCACCCGACGCAAAAGCCGGTGGTCGTGATGGCGTGGGCAATGGAGAGGGCGAAAATCAAGAAAGGCGCAACCGTGCTAGACCCATACATGGGCAGCGGGACAACCGGAATCGCGGCAATCCGCCTCGGCATGAATTTCATCGGCATCGAACGGGATGCCGAATACTACAAACTGGCGTGCGACCGTATCGCGCACGAACTGGATGGCGCGTTGCTATGACGCCCAACACGCAGATATGCAACTCTGATCGGATGCCTGGGGATCATAAATGACTTACCTAGAGAGACATAGAATCGCAGTTGCCCGTAAACGCGGACAGATGATGGCGTGGGCGCGGTGGAAATTGGATCGGGAGAGGCGAGAGAGGCTGGCGGCGATCGCGCCGGAGCGGTATCCGGGCCGGATCATGCGCCGGATTGTGGTGATTGACGAGGAACGGGACGTGCGCGAAACGGTCATTTTCGAGTCAGATTCGGAGCGGGAAGCGCGTCGAAAGGTGAGGAAGGTGATGGAGTTTTCAGGAGATGGCATGATAAAAAAGTGTCCCAATCGGTCCCAATCGGTCCCAATGCGTACAGATCGCACAATATCCGCTAGGCAAGATTGAGGAAAAGGCTTAGGTGATCTCCGAATGACGAAATTATTCGGAGATCGCTTATGAGTCAGCAGATCACAACTCCAGTTGGGTCCACGGCGCCCGCTAAGCCCGCGCAGCCGACCGGTTCCGGTCAGGCCACGAATCCACCACCGTCAAAAGCTCCCAACTTGGCGGATATCATGGAAGGCATTCTGGGAGATGATGCCGGCGAGCAAACAGCTCCATCGCCGGAACCAGGGCAAGAAGGGGAAGGGCAGAAGACGGAAGGTGAAGACCAAGTGGCCGAGAGCGAAGGGCAAGAGCAAGAGCAAGAGCAAGAGCAAGGGCAAGAGCAAGGGGCAGAGGGCGAAGGGCAAGACGAAGTGGAAGAGCGGAAAGGATGGTCAGCGAGTGTTCAACGCAAAGTTGACAAGCTGACGAAACGGTTGCGCACAGCCGAGGATGAACTCGAAAGCGAACGGCAACGCGCTCAGTCGCTCGAAGAGCGGCTCGAGCAATCCGGCGCGCCACCGAAGAACCAGGTGCCTAGCACCGGTCTGGCGAATTTATCCGCTCAAGCACTCAACGATATCGAAGCCAGTGCCCGGACGTTGATCCAGTCGATTCCGTATTATCTCAAGGGCAAAGCCAGCGCGGCGCAGCAAGCGGCGGTGGAAAGATACGCCCAGGCGCAGGGGCTCGATAATGACGGGCTCGAGTTGCGTCGAGACGAATTGATCGAATTGGTAGGGCAATGGATGCCGCAACGGCGCCAGGAACTCGCCAAGGATGCCGAGACGGCCGCTCAATTCAAGACGGAAGAGACGAAGTTCAATGTCCAAGCCGAGCAGATCTTTCCCTTTTGGAAGGATCGCGCTTCGGAGGATTACGATCTCGCCCAGAAAGTGCTCAAGACCATGCCGGAGATCAAGCGTCTGCCGCATTGGCGGATCGTGGCCGGCACGTATCTCTTGGGTCTGAAACAACTCCAAGCCATCGCCAAGGCCAGGGGTCCGACCAGCGCACCGCCGACATCGCTTCCGCCCAAAACACCCGTTCGAGCCAGTGGACAGGCAGTGCCGCGTGACGGCAAGGGGAACGCCCAACGCAATGCGCTCGCGAATGCGGCGCGCAGGGGCGATCCCAAAGCCATAACCGCCTACCTGGAACGCGAGCTGTAAAACGCAGTTTGAGAGAAAGGCAGAATCATGCCAGGATTAACTGAAACCCGCCAAGTCGGCGCTCGCGAAGATTTAGCGGACTTTATCGCCATACTCGACGTGCGGGACACGCCGTTTATGTCCGCCGTCGAAAAGGGACCGGAACCTACCAACACACTCATGCAATGGGAAGCGGACATTTATGCCGATCCCAAAACCACGGGCACGGTGGATGGCCAGGACGTTCTGAACTTCGAGAATGCCGCGGAAGGCCGGCAGAAACTCTATAACCACGTGCAGATCTTCCGGCGCACCGCCAAGGTTTCGCGACTGGCGAATGACGTGAACACCGTTCCCGGCGGGAAAAAGGAACTGGCCATCGCCATCCAGAAGAAACTGGTGGAGATCAAGCGCGACATGGAATCGGCGTTTCTGAGCGCAAATGCGGCCCAGGACGACAGTGGTATTCTCCCGCATCAGACTCGAGGGATGCTGAGTTGGGCGACAGTAACCGGCTCACAGCCGGCATATCTGCCGACGCCGGCGGCGTTTTGTCCAGCTTCGGGCCAGGTCACGGCCACCGCTGCGGCGAGTTTGGTCGAGACGGACATTCAAACTCTGCTGAAGGCCATCTACGACAATTGCGGGATGGCGGGTGATTACGTACTGTTTTGCGGATCGACGTTGCGCCGGGCGTTTACCGACTTCACCCGTTTCGGCCAGTTCGCGAGCACCAACACGTCGCGCATTGCGCGCATGTTTACGGCGAGTGAAAGCGACACCAAAGTCAGCGCCACCACGGCCATATTCGAGGGCGATTACGGCACGATCGAACTCATGTCGTGTCCGTTCATCGGTTGGAGCACGGCCGCCAAGCTCGATGCCGGGCTGTTAGTTGATATGAACCGCGTCAAATTGCGGTCGAACAAACCGCCGGCAGTCGAGAAACTGCCGGATCTAGGCGGCGGCCCGCGCATCCTCATCGAGGCGGTGATGGGTCTCCAGGTGGATAACCCGAAGGGCCTCGGCAAGTTCTATCCGTAAACCGTGATGGATCAAATTGGGCGCGAGATGGCTCGCGCCCGCACAACAACTTCAACAAAAATATTCTATGGTAACTACTCTGTTCAGTTATGAAGAAATGGCCGCTAATGGGGGATTCACCCACCGGGTCGATATCACCTTTGCGGATTTTGCCACCACGGGCGCTCTCACGTTAGCCATTCCGCTATCGGCTAATTTGGCGAATCTGGGTTGCTTTCGAGTAGCAGCGCGGGTCAAGACCGCGTTTGTCGGTTGCGCGACGTTGGCTATTACGGTCGGGGATGGCAACGCGGTGGCTCGCTACCTGGCCAGTGCGGACATGAAGGCGGTGGCCGGCACTTGGTACGCCATCAACACGGCGACTACGTGTCCGTTTGTAATCGTCGGCGCCACGGCCGACACGGTGGATGTGGTGTTCACCGCCACCACCAACAACCTGAACGTGCTGAGCGCCGGGGCCTGCGAGATTTACCTGTGCCTGGTGGACTTCAATAAGTTGATGCTCCCGTAATCGGTACAACCACACGGCCGGAGGCCGTCAGGTCTCCGGCTTTATCAAAGGAAATTATGGGTGCAGTTACTATTCGATCCGAGATCGCCAAGTTGCCATTCGCAACTCCGTATTCCCTGATCAAAACCGTGGCGGCTACGGGGACGCCCGAACTCGTCAGCGCAATCTCGCTGCCATTCACGCAAGCCATATTCGTAGGGAACAAGGCGGCCCGCACCGCCAACACGGGTATTGTGTATTTGGGAGTCCAGGCCACTGATGACGCCCAGTTCGTGGCCATCGGCATCGGGGCAACGCTGACCATTACGGCGCCGGTTGGCCAGAAGTTGAATCTTAACCAGTTTTACCTGGATGTGGCCACCGCCGCGGACGGCGTGTGCGTGATGTTTTGGTGAGGCCTTGCAGGCCGGGCCAATATCGGCCAAGGCCCTGCGGGCCGGGCCAATAACCAGGAAAGAAGGCTATGCTGTTTCAATTCAACGGAATGTCCGAGAGCGAGATCAAGGACCTCGAGATCGAGATGCGCCGGGGTTGGGAGATGGAACGGGTCAAAGCCGCCATTGCGCAGCGCCAGGTGGCGAAAGCCATGCCAGAAGCGCGGGCGATGAATGGCCTGGGCCGGCTCCGGATGCAACTGGACCCGCTGGTGCACCTGTGGTGGCGGATTCGCGAGGGGCCGCAGGTGTTCAAGGACAAAACCTTCAAACGACTCTTCGAGCGGGACAACCCTGAAGTAAAGGTGCGCTGTCACGGCACCAAAACAATGATTGGATATGGCTCATGACCAATGTGCATTACTCGAAGGTTTTGGGCTCGCTCGCCGGTCTTTTGGGAGTTACCCTCGATGAACTGAGCGCGGAGGAATTCGCGAAGTTGCAGGTTTTCCTGCGCTCGCGGTTGCTCGGGGTTTGGCATCGGGAGACATGGCCGGAATTGGTCCAGACCGAGAAACGCTTCTTTCGGGCTGATTGGTCAGCGGCAATCACCTACAACTTGATCGAGGAGGTTTATTATCCGCCCACGCAGAAGTATTACCTGTGCCTGCTCAGCTCGCTCGCGGTAACGCCGGCGGACGTGAACGGGGTAAAGTCCGCTTACTGGGCTGAATGCGCGACCGCCTATAGCGGCGATGCCTGGGTCACAGGCACGACCTATGCCGCCGGGGCCCAGCGGTATTACGCGGTCACCGGCGAGGTCTACGAATGCCACACGGCCCACACCGCGAGCGGCACCTTGACGCCTAACGCCGTGGGAGCCAATGCGCGCTGGGGCCTGCTGGTTCCTTTCATCCGTTCCGTTGCTTTTGATCAGACCGGCAAGACGCCGATCGGATTGCCGGTGGCTGCCTATGCGCGGGATCCACGGGTGAACCGCAACGAAAAGGAAATCGAATGGGAATTGAACGATCTTGGCCTTTGTGTATGGTCGGGAACCTTTGTCTGGCTCAAGTTCATGGCGGTGCCATCGAGCCTGCATGGCAATGTCTGGGACGCCACGGCAATCTATGCCGTGGATGAACAGGTCTATTTCCAGGTCGGTCAGATCGGCAATATCTACAAGTGTTTGACGACCACCGCGGCCGGCGAAAGTCCCGTGACCACGGCAGTCAAGTGGCAGGTCGTGCCTATCCCGGACCGGTTTGATACCTACCTGATCAAAGCCGCCTATGCCGATTGGCTGCGGATGGACGGCCAGGCCGAAAAGGCCAATGCGCAGGAACGCGCCGGTGAAATAGAAATCCAGATTCAGATCGACAAGATCCTGGGCGTGCAGGGACAAATGCCGCGGATCACCTGGAGGCGTTGACCGAATAGTCCAACTATGAATGAGCAACCACAGACCAAGTCAGAGGTCACTGGGAGCGTCACGGATTTCGCAATAGCTACTACCATTGTGAAATTAGCCCAAATTTCACTACCAATTGTCCTCGCCGCCCTTATTCCGTGGGGGTCATGGGTAACATACAAAGTCATCGCAATTGACGAGTGGAAGAATATCGGTCCACGTTTTACCGCAAGTGACGCGGCCGCCATGGAAACACGCGTTAAAGCTGAATCGTCATTGTTGTATGTCAAGGTGGGAGAACTGGCTTCCAAGTTGGATACGTTGAATAACCTGGCGGTGGAACTAAAAGTCATGGTTAAAACTCACGTTGACCTACCAGCGAATAGGCCATAACCAAAGTCAACATGCGCACAATTCTACGAGCCAACTGCTGTGTTCTGGTTGTGGTTTGTGGTGTGCTGCCATTCACCGGCTGTTCCCTCTTCTCGCCGAATCGCGCCCAGAACCAGAAAGCCGCAGCCCTCGTCACCAAAGCCGAGGTCAAGGCCGATAAGGCGGCCCAGACCCTCGATCGCGCGACGGATGGCGCCCAAGAGCAGGCGCGCGAGAACAACTCGGGTATCGTCGAATCCCTGGCGCTGCCGGCGCATGACACTAACCATCTCTATGCTCGGAACTGCTTCATCGCCTACGATCTGGCCCGCGCCAACGAGGGGCTGCTGGGGCCCCCGCAGGTGTCCCTGCCCATCGCCGACTGGCTGATGTCGATGAACAGTACCAACCTGCAAGCTCGGGCCCGGGCCGAGGCGGCCCTGCAAATCCAACTGGGCGAGTCTCAATCCGCGCGTAAAGCCCGCGACGCCGCCCGCGCTGCCCTCCAGGCGCGCGAAGAGGCGCTAAGCGCGGCCAAGTCGAGGGCGCTGGCCCTCGAGGCCGCCAATGCCAGCCTGGGAGCGTCCCTGGCCGATTGGATTCACCGCTTCTGGCTGATGGTTTACGCGCTCATTGCGCTGGTCGTGCTGTCCATCTTGGCGGGCGTGGTTTGGAAGATTGTCCAAGTGGTCTATCCCCCGCTGGCCATCGGGGGCGTGGGTATGCAGTTGGTGAAGGGCATTCAGGCGGGCAAGGAGGCCATCAGCGAAATTCCCGGTATCACCGCCGCGCTGGCTCGGGAAATCCGGGACGTGCTCAACCTGCACCTCGAGGCCAAGCAAACCCCGTCGGTGGCCGCGGATATCAAACAGGTGAAATTATGAAGTTCAATATCAAGGAAAGGTGCTTCTAAGTGGAAGGCGTCTACAAATTGCTGGGCATCGGTATCCTGCCAATGGTGCGCGGTCAATTGTATCTGTGCCCGACGCGGACCCGGACGGTGGTCAAGACCATCAGTCTGGTGAACGTGTCCGGAATGGATGTGACGCTGAATCTGTACGTGAATGCGGGTAATCCGCGCCGGATCGCCGGCATGGACCTGAAATTACGCGCCGGCCAATACGCGCAGGACCTTGGCGAATATGCGATCGAAGCCGGCCAGGCCATCGAGGGCGACGCCAGCCGGACGGATGCCATCGAGTATCTCATCAGCGGAATCGAGTACCACTAATGATCATCTACGACCCTAACGGCCAACCGGCCCAGACGGATCCGGGTTACGAGCACCGGCAGGTTGTGCCCGAGCGGACGTGGCTGGTGAACCATCGGCGCGGGTATCGGCCGGCGGGGATCACCGTATGGATCGCGGATAAGGAGGCGCTGGTAGAGATCGCGCATATTGATGATGACAGTCTGATGTTGAAATTTAATTCGGCGGAAACAGGCGTCTGTAAAGTGAAGTGACGTTATGGGATACTTTTCATACTCCGACCTTGACCTGAACCGGAATCAGTTGCTTAACCTCCGGCTCGAGAATCGCGCATCGAGCTTCTCGAGCCCGCTGGATGGCATGCTCTACTTCGATTCCCAGGGCGGCTCGCGTCGCATCCGGTACGTGATGGAGCAGACCGCCACGCCCGATGCCGCCAAATACCAGTATATACCGCGGCAAGACCTGACGGAGACGATCAGCGGTTTATGGACATTCAGTCGCAGCACAAACGCGCCGTTTGCGGTGATCTCGGGCTCGGCTAAGGTTACCTACCTGGACGCGGACATGCTGGACGGGCGCCATTCGTCCGCCGTCAATGATGCGAATACCGTTGCGCTCCGGGATGCCAATGGGCGGTTGCAATTCAGCGATCCGTCGGCGGACCTGGACGGGGTCCCTTACCTGTTCATGCGCAACTATGTGGCGGGTCTGGTGTCGCGCCGGGAAGCGTGCCGAGTCGTCGCCACCACCGTCCTAGCCGCCACGCGCTCGAGCAACACACTCACCGCCAACGCCAACGGCTCGATTAATACCGCTGGCATCGATGGAATTACAAATCTCGCCGTTAACGATCGGGTTTTGGTGGTGGCGCAAACCGCGGGACAGGACAACGGCATTTACGCCATATCCAACCTTGGAAGCGCTGGCAGCCCATGGGTGATGCAACGTTCGGCGGATTGCGATACGTCAGCCGAAGTGGTGAATGGATTATGGACAGTGATCACGGACGGCACGAATTACAAGGGCACGGAGTGGCTGCTGATGACCGCCGATCCAATTACCCTCAATACGACGGTGCTGGTCTGGTTTCAGATTGGGGCCTCCACCAGCGCGATCGCCGGCAACGGACTGGTTCGAGTAGGGAATACCTATCACGTAGCACAAAGCGCAGCTTATACCGCCAATAGCCTGCTATACGCCAACGCCTCGAGCACTCTGGCCTTTGTGTCGAATAACACAAGCGGGAACCGGACATTCTTGATGCAGGTCAGCAGCGGCGTTCCGACCTGGGACAGTCTGTATGTGGGGGACATTCCGACACTCGGTATCACCAAGATGTCGATGAACACCAACCGGTTGCTGGGTCGCACCACGGTTAGCACCGGTGCGGTGGAAGAGATCACGCCGAGCGCGGCTAATTTGACCTTCACCGGATTGGCCTTGAATACGATCCAGGACATCGGTACCGGATCGACGCCGCAATTTGCGCGGATAGGACTGGGCCAGGTTGCCGATGGGGCCTTCTCGCTTTGGCTGAAGACATCGGCGAACGGCTCCGCGTTCGGGCTCGTGGGGCGTACCAGTTCGAATGACACGGGCATCCATTTCTATAGTGCCAACGGCTCGACGTTGAACGCCTACTTTTGGAGTAAACCTGCCAACTTTGAGATCAACGCCACCGCCGTCGGCATTTGCACAGCCAACGCCGCGGCAAAACTGTCGATCAATGGCGGGCTCAATGTCGGGGGTGACGCCGATCCGGGCGACAACAACTTATTTGTCACTGGCACCAGTGAATTAACCGGCACGGTAACGGTGACCACTTTGACAGCGTCCCAGTGGGTGAAAACGAACGGGAGTAAGCAACTCGTGTCGGTCCTCAACCTGGCGATTGGCGACATGCAAATGTCCAGCGCCAGACTGTTGGGCCGCACCACGGGCAGCACGGGAGCGGTCGAGGAAATCACGCCGGGAACAAGCCTCACTTTCTCGGCCCAGGCGCTCAACACAATCCAGGACATCCGAACGACAGCCACGCCGTCGTTTACACGTTTGGGTTTAGGAAACAGCGCGGACGGGAACCATCCTTTATATGTTCGGACCGCCGTTAGTGGCTATGGCATTTGGCTCGACGGAAACGGTTACTTTCCACAGTTGAAGATGGGCAGCGGTGCGGGATCCGGACGAAACTGGGGCTTGGTCGTCGATGCAGTGGCTTGGGGCGCTTTAGAATTTAAGATCTCAAACGCGGCCCAGGGAGATCCTTATTCCGCTGGCGCATCAAAATTGACAATTACCAGCGATGGCAAATGCACACATTACGGCGGTGTAAATCTCGACACCTTGACCGCCAGCCTGTTGGTCGCCACCGATGCCTCCAAAAACCTGGTATCCGTGGCCGCTGGAACCTATTCCCGACGGTACGCAGGCACGTTCACGGGCACACAATACAATGCTTCGGGTTACCAGAATATGCAACACAGCCTGGGGACCGAGGACGTGTTGGTCCAGGTCTTTCGGACCAAGGACGAAGCCGGGTCCGCCGATACCACGCATCAGACCATTTTGTGCGATGTCCACCGCGGCAGTAACTCGAACTCGGAGGATACCAGTTACATCCATATTCACTTTGGCAATGCACCGAACAATAACGAGGAATTCCGGGTCCTCGTGCTTGGCTGATGAAAAGTTACGAACATCCTGACGTGCTCGGCGCCCAACGGATTCTCCGGCCCAACTCGACTGACCTGGCGCTTTCCGCCCTGGTGTCGGGCGACGCGTATAGCCGCTGGACACTCGATGCCGCGGGCAAAATGTCGTGGGGACCGGGAAACGCGGCAACTGACGTAACACTCGAGCGCTACTGGGACGGTGCCAACGCCTGGCTAAAGGCATCGCCACGGTTCACTGTGGGGGACCTGGCCATCACCACGCTCAATGTGGGGAACAATGCGCTATCGATCAATGTGAGCGGCCAGGTGACCGCTGGGACGTGGTTGGGGTCCGCTGTTGGCGCACTTTATGGCGGGACCGGCCAGACCGGCGTGACGACTGGCGATCTGCTCTACGGGTCGGCAACCAATACCTGGAACAGGCGAGCCGCGACAACTAACGGTTACGTTCTGACCCTGAGTGGGGGAATTCCTGTTTGGGCTGGCCCCGGAGCATTAACCTTGCTCCAGTGCAAAGTCTCCAACATTTGGACGGTCGACCAGGCGGGTGCTCAAACGATCGATGTGGGCCTGGACGGTGTAATATTCACCATATCATGTTCCGACTGTTCCAACACCATTCTGATCGATCAAATTCGGGGTGGGCTATACGATGGTGGTTTGGTTGATGGCAGAATTATTTACCTCGTGGATAACCTCTGGGCAACATCCCACTACGCTGGAGTTGTTGTGAATTCTTCCAGAGGATCTCTCACCGATGCTTGGAGAATCCGATACCATCTTGGTCAGAATGAAGATGGCAATGATAACCTGATCGTACTCGGAGGTGCCAAGGGGTTTTATTACGATGCAATCCGCCACCGCTGGCTAACGCTCGAGTGGAATGGCATAAGCTAAAAAGACATGAAAATCACAAACCTACAACTTCTCGAACTGCAACGCGCCATCCAGCACTTGTCCCAGGTGAACAAAGATGGCGGATTCCCGATCTACGACCTGGGCTACAAATTCAACATGGCCATGGCCATGGCCATGCTCAAAATGAAGGTTCCCTTGGAAACCTTCGAGGGTAAAGCGGCTAAGATGCGCCAGGAAATAGTGGCCTTGCGGGCCGCGGCGGATAACGAAAAGTCGCCACCGGAAAAGCGGGATGATGCCCTGGCGCGGACCGCGGTGGTCGAGGTTGAATGGAGAGCGTTGCTCGCCGAGACAGTAGATGTGGACCTGCCGACGCCGGTGGCGGGCGGCGATATCCAGTGCAAGGGGATGACGCCCACGCCGGAGATCCTGGCGATGTTATCGCCGCTATTCGCCTGAGGTATGCCAACCGTCGACGAATTATTGTACGAGTCCGAAGTCAAAAACGCCACGTTGCAGAGCGCCAACGATGTCCTCGATGACGCCCTGGAGAAAACCCAGGCGGCGGCCGCGTATTGGCGCAAGATCGCGATGGGCCAGCAACTCTTTATCAGCCAGATGCGGGCGGAATGTTCGAGGTTGCGCACCTTGCGCCTGCGAGTCGCCACGGGCGAGTTGGCCGATCGGGTGGACATGGAGCGAGAACTCGGGGCGCAAAAGGAATTCCTGCCGGCCTCGAGCGATGACTGGGGCAAAATCGTGACTGAACTCAAGGACCTGGCGGTTACGTCGCCTGAACTGGCCGCCGTGGTGGACAAATTCGCATGAACCGCTACCGCACCACGTTTCCGCTCGATGAACCGGGTATCCCGGATGGCGACCAGGCGTTCCTTGGGGTAAACGAGCGACTGGCACCGATCCAACTCTCGGCGGGTTACGTGGCACATGCGCGCAATTGCCGGTTCAACCGGGGAATCATCGAACCGCGCAAAGGCGTGGTAAAGTTGGCCTGGTCCAACCTGATCGGCCAGGCGGACGATATTGTTCCATGGGGAACAATTTACGGTGCCGGCACCTTTGCGGATCCGGACGATCGCGAGTGGATCCTGGTGGCGACACCCAATGCCGTCTTCGCCACGCACGAGGGGCGCAGCTCGACATCTGTGCCGTTGCCGGCGGGGACCATGATCAACACGCCCGTCGAATTCGTCCAGGCCATGGGCGATATGATCCTGTTTCGCGGTCCGGACTTGCCGCAACTGCGCATGACCTCCGTTATGGATGGATTCACCGCCGTCCAACAACAGACCAATGTGGTGTCCGGGCCCGGAACGGAGAACCCTTGGGACGGCACGTTCTCGATCCCTTGGGCCGCGACGGCGCTGTTTCTCCAGAATCGGTTGCTGATTCCCTACGAACGGGACCTGGTGGCGATAAGCGATTACCTGAATTATACCCGGTATCAGCCCCAGGTGGCGGTGTTCAGAATCAACCAAGGAAGCCCGGACGCGCTGGTGGCCCTGGCAAAATTCAACGATACCACCGTGGTCTGCCTGAAATCAGACAGCATTTACGTGGTGACCGGCGTTAGTGGGGATCTCAGTACGGCGGCCCTCGACGAAATCACCCGCGCCTACGGCTGCAAAGCGCGACGCAGCATCGTGGCGGTGGGGACGGACCTGTGGTTTCTGGCCGATGGCCGCGGGGTAGCCTCGATCCAGCAGACCTCGACCAACAAGCTCCAGGCGGTGGACCTGCCCGTGAGCGAGGCCATCCAGCCGACCATTGGCCGAATCAATTGGCGCTGCGCCGGTAATGCGTGCGCGGCCTATTGGGACAACCGGTATTATCTGAGCGTGCCGCTCGATGACTCGACGAAAAATAATGCGGTGCTGGTTTACGATTTCCTGAATCGGGCCTGGGCGGGCTACGACGACGCCACCGCGACCTATCCGCTGCGCGTGGTGGCTTGGCTGGTGCATACCTATGCCGGAGCGCGGCGCTTATTCGCGGTCACCGATGACGGCTACCTGAACCTGTGGGAAGAAGGCACGGCCGATATGTTGTCGGCAGGCAGCGTCATCGCCGAGGTGCCCATCCAGATGGAAGTCCGATCGCGCGGTTACGCCGTGGGTATCCGGGATCGAAAGCGGTGGAAAGAGGCGCGGGCAGACCTGAACACCTGGGCGCCGCGGTACAGCCTCACGGCCATTGTCGATGGGTGCCAGCAGATCGCGCTGCGGACCAACCGGACCCGGTCGCGCACGCTCTACGATAAACCGTTCAATCGCATGCCGTGGAACGCGACCAATGCGAATGATGACCATGCCGTCAACGATCGCGGCGATTATTCGCTGAGCCCGGAAGCGCTGCCGATCACGCTCACCACGCAGCACACCGCGTGTCGTGTGGCCACCACGGCGGGCCTGGCCGCCACGCGCACCGGCAATGTGCTGACGGCGTCCGCGAATGGTTTGCTCAATACCGCGGGCATCGACACCGTCAAGACGTTGCTGGTAAACGATCGGGTGTTGGTCAAGGACCAGGCGACGGCGGCCGACAATGGCATCTACACCATCACCAACCTGGGCGCCGCCGGCGCGCCTTGGGTAATGACCCGAGCCACGGATGCGGACGCGAGCGCCGAGGTGATTCAAGGAATCTGGGTGATGATCACCGCCGGCCGGATCAATATCGGGCTGTTATGCGCCTTGACCACCGCGAATGTGATCACGCTCAACACGACCGGGTTAACCTGGGAATTTCCCAGTCTCGATCCCTGCATAAACGGCCTCGCCGCCGATCGTAATGCCTCGACACCGGACCGTCGTCGCATCGGGGCCACGGGCGGTTATGTCCAGCTCGAACTAACCAGCGACCAGGGCCGCGTCGAAGTGACCACCCTCAGCGTATCGGCCAGTCCGGGGCCGCGCACCGGAAAGAAAGAAGTTTGACCTATGCTAACAATCACCTTGGCACCGGGATATACCTGGCCCGCCGGCTCGAAAATTGACCTGGCAAAACTGCGACTGACCGCCGCGCCCACCGTCCAAGTCGGCGGCGCGATCGGCTGGGCCGACCTCGCGGATAATGGCACGTCCACAACCAAGCTCATGAGCCAACCATGGATGTGGGCAACCGGCGATTCTGGCGTGAATGCCATGTCGTTGACCCTGACCAATCCGGCCACGGCCCTGGTGAACGGATTGACCATTGCCTTCCGCGCGGCCTCGACCAAGACCAGCGCGGCGACGATTAACCTCGATGGCCTCGGCGTTGTTGGAGTCTATCGGTCCGACGGACGGAGCCTGTTGCCATACGACATCGTTGGGGGACAGGTGGTGGTTGTAAAGCTCAACACGGACGTGTTTATCAACAAGGGCTGGCTCCTGATGTCCGCCGCCGCCGAACCGCCTTTGCATTACGCCGTGGCGGTCAAAAATGGAGCTAACTACGAACTGGACCTCGGCCTCACGTCTCCGGCCTATTACACGGGAATGACCGTTCGCTTCCGCATACAGGCGGCCGACGGAAACGGCGCCGCGCCGAAACTGAAAATTGGCAACCTGAACGCCGTCGAGATCAAGAGCGCCCTGGGCGCCGGTCTGCTCAGTGGCGAGTTGCCCGGCGGCTCGACGGTAACCGTAATGCACGACGGCACCAATTTCATCGTCCAGAGTCCGGCTGACGAGGATGATTACGCGGCGGAATCCGGGGCGGTGGACGCTCTTGCCGTCATCATCCCGCGCGTGAAAGCCTTGGTGGATGGATTGCGGATCCGGTTTAAGGCGAGCCACTCGACCACCGCCGGGGGCTCGACCCTGGCGGTCAGCGGTCTGACGGCCAAAGCCCTGGTCCGGTTCAATCTCCAGCCTACCCGGCTCGGGACCATTGAAGCCGGCAAATGGTATTCCGCGACGTTCGATGCCACGGCCAATCCCCAGCAATGGGTGCTGGATCCGATTATTACCACCTACCAAAGCACTGAGTTGGCGTTGCCCGGTCCCGGCGGCACGGCGCGCCTGGATGTTAGTCATGCATTGGGCGGATTACCCGACTGGTCAGGTTGGTACTTGGTCTGCACGACGGGTGACCTGGGTTACAGCGCCGGCTGGCGAGTGAACCTGCATGACGCGTATGTCTTGGACGGCGGAATGGGATATAGTTGGCGCTCGGCCCATAACGACACCACACTGTCCCTGGTGATTCAGATAGCCTATTTCTATGTGTGCAGATACGACACCAAGGCAACGACCCAGATCACCAACACCGGCAACTGGCGCATCATCGCCAAGGCGGGAAGAACGGAATAGGGAATGATCACCATCCAACAGGATCAAGACCTAAACCGCTTGGCCGTACTGGCCAACGATCCCGACTGCCGCGAGTGGTCGTGCCCGTCGCTCGAACCGGTCACCGCCGAGCAATTGGCCGGTGGTTTCGCAAAACGGCAATGGGAGGCGCACTACGTCAAGGTGGATGGTCAACCTGCGGGCGGTTATGTGGTGATCCTCGACGGCACATCAGCGGAATTGCACTGCATGTTGATCGGTCCCGGTCGCGGCAAAGTTGCCCTGCGTCTGGTGCGCGATCTTGTTCGAAACCTGACCAATCGAGGTCTGACAGAACTGACCACACTCATACCGCATAATAACCGGATGGCGGGCGCGATGGCGGCCGTAGGCGGCTTCAAGCGCACGGGCCGGAAGGTGATCGAGAAAATGCTGGGTAAAGACTGTAAATGCGATGAGGAGGCAATAAACCTCCAGGAACGAAAGGAAATGTTATGCCATTAGCAGCAATCGGGGCCATCGCGGGTATTGCGTCGGCGGGTGTGGGTATAGCGGGAGCTACAGGCGCTTTCTCGCCGGATGCTCCCGAGCAAAGGAGCGCCGCCCAGGAAAGCTACGACACGTTAATGGCGCAAATTCGAGCGGCGCCCGACGTGTACAAATCCGAAGCCGAGTATCGGCCAAAATACACGGCCCTCCAGAGCCAGTTGACCCGCCAGTCATTGCTGGGAGATGCAAATGGCAAGGGGCTCCTGGACCTGTATGAGAATTACGTGACACCGGCTCAAAGTCGCATGCAGGCGGCGACCCAAGGGGCACAGAGGACCTCCGATATCGCCGATGTGACCCGGCTCGGGCCAGAGGCCATGGCGGCCATGCGCTCGGTGGATCCGGCCCGGGCGGCGCTTCTCGACAGTTTGACCAGCCAGGCCCAGGACGAATTGAGTCTCGGCACCAATCTGGATCCGAGCATGTCGCGATTGATCCAGCAGAGCGTGCGCTCCGGCCAGTCGGCGCGCGGATTCGGCTACAGCCCCACCGATGTGTTCCAAGAGGTATTGGCTACGGGCCAGTTCGGTCAGAACCTGCGCAACCAACGGCGGACTTTTGCCTCGAGCGTGGTGAACCAGCGCGGCCAGGCGTACGGCGATCCGTTCTTGCAAATCCTGGGCCGGCCTTCGACCACCTCCGGTCCGCAGAGTTACGGCGCCCAGGGGCAATCGGCCTCGAGCACTACGCCGCAATTGTTCGATCCGTTCTCCCAGTACGGACAGAACCTCAACTCGCAGAATTACTCGGCCCAACAACAGGCGGCTATGGCCGCATACAACACCCGGATGGCGGGCATCGGTGGCGGTTTGAGCGCGTTGGGCAGCATCACGGGAGCCTTGGGCAAATACGGCACCGACAGCGCCGGAACCCCGTCCATGCCGACCACCACTTTCGGGATTCAAGATGGCGGATCACCCTTCGTCGATTACGGTTCGGATCCGTTCGCCATGTACGGCGGAATGTCCGGTCAAGTGTTTTAGAAAGGACAATTATGGCAGACTATCGCGGAGATCAGTATTTGTTCCAGGGCCTGCAGGGTCTAGGCCAGGGCGCCGCCAAGAACATCGAGGAGCACCAGGCCGAGAAACAGCGCGTCCTGGATAATGCCAAGATTTCGGACATGGTCTTCAAGGTGAATCCCGAACTATTACAGAGTTTGGGAATGCCGCCCGAGGATTACCAGTCGCTCAGTGCCCGGGATCGGACCAACCTCGCCGGGGGTGTGTTACAAGCCATGGGTTACAAACGCGGCCAGGCCGACGAGCGGCGCAAGGCGGACCTGGCGGCGGCGCAGATCGGGTCGTATCGAGCCAGTACGGCGCGTTCGAATTATCTGACGCAGGAAGCCCAAAAGGATGCGGCGGGCGAGGAAGCTTTCAATTCTGGCCTGGCCATTCTATCCTCCGGAGCCCTCGGGTTGGGGGATGTGGTTGACCCCACTTCGAATGCCAACATCGTCAATGGTCTGAGAGCTCCTCCGGCGGGCCCCACAATCCTGGGCTTGAACTGGATGCCCAGGCAAATCAATCAGAATGATGTGCTGAATGTTGGGGCGGCTACCGGTCAACTAGGCAGGCCTGGCGTGGATAACCTCATCAGCACTTTGGGGAGAAATTCTGCCGAGAGCCGCAACCGAATGCCGGCGGTAACCACGCTGGGCGGCAAGCAGGTTGTCTATTCTCCCGAGGGCGGCCAGTTCCAGATCCTGAATCCAGATATGGTCGGCGCGGCGGACGAAGCCCAACCGGTGACGGATGCGACGACGGGCCAGGTAATCGGCCATAATATCCGCACGCCGAATGGCTGGAAGTTCCAGCGCCTGACAGCGCCAACGCAAACACGAGTGCCATTCGAGTTGCAAAAGGCGCTGACGGATCCGCTGACTACGATCAGGACCTACCAGCGAAAACTGGGCCAGAAAGACATCAAGCCCGCCGAGCGTCAACGATATCAAGACAACGTAATCGATCAACAGAACACGGCGAGGGACACGTTGGACACCTATCGCGAGTTGGGAGCCATAGACGATGCGCAGCACGCGGCATTGCTGAGCCAATACGGCCTGGGATCGGCTCCGGCGGCGGCGCCGGCGCCTCAGACAAGGTCCGTGCGGATGCGGAGCCCCTCGGGCAAGGTGGGAACGGTTCCGGCCGCCCAGGTGAAGGATGCGATCGCGGCGGGTTATCAGCTGCTACAATGAGCCAGACCGTTGATTTTGTCGAGGATCCTCCGGCGAGTGCGCCGCCGGCGATTGACTTCGTGGAGGAACCTCAAGCTGCTGGCCAGGTCGATTTCCAGCCCGATCCGGCGCCCGGCGGCATTGGCAATGCGCTAGCATCCGCCGGCAAGCATGTTTATGAGTCGGTGGCCCGGCCGCTTGGCTGGGCGGTGGACGTGGCGCGGGGTCTCGAGGTGGACGTGGCCGCCGGCAACATCCTGCCGGAGCCGGGGAGGCTGATTCCGAGGTTGGATAACACGGCTGCCGCCGCGATGGGACAGCCATTGCCGGACGCCAACAAAACGCCATACACCGCCATGCTGTCCAAGGGCCAGGTGTTGACGCCGATTCCAACTGTGACGGGCGCAGAGGTACAAAGTTCGATTCCGGGGATGCCCAAACCCGTGGCAGAAGTGGTAGCTGGTTTGCAGCAAGGCGTGGCTGACCTGGCCAATTTCTTCACCACGGACGTCGGAGTGGCCACGTTGGGCACGGCTGGGGCGCCGCTGGCGGTGCAACGCGCGGTGGCGGCCGGCTTTGCCGTCCAGATGGCCAAGGATTATCCCCAGCAATTTGCGCAGACGGTTGACGCCTATCGCAAGGGCGACCTCGAGGGCGCGGTGCGTAACACTGTCGGGACGGTGGCGACGCCCTTGTTCGTGGCAGGCACGGCTGGTCATGCGCTCGGATTGAAACGCCCAGTTCCAGGAATGGTGGCGGAAGACAAGGCGGACCTGGCGGCCGATATACCGGCGAAAGTTGCTGACGAAGGAATCCTCGGCGAGCCGGCGAAACCATCCGAATTCGCTGAGGGCCGTCCAATGGCAGCGCAACCGTCTTCGGATCTGATGGGCGCTTTGGAGAAAACCGAGACCCAAGGGATCGATTTCAAGCCGGAAGAGGCGTCGCCGGCGCCGGTGGTGGTGGAACCTGGCTTGGTGAAGGGATCCAAGGCCGATGTCTGGGCCGACCAGGTGATTCAAGATGCTCAAGGGCGAGTTTCGGCTGGCGTCGATCCGGAGTTGATGTCGGCCTATGCGGTCAAAGGGGCGGCGCTGATCGAGCAAGGTGTCAGCGGCGCGCGGGAGTGGGCGGATCGGATGGTGGCGGAGTTTGGTCCGGAAATCAAACCATTCCTGGCCTCGGTGCGTCAAACCTCCGATACGGGATTTCAGACGGCGTTGGATAGTTGGGTGGGCCGGCCGTTGCGGGATATCGGGGATGCGTTCCCGGCTGATTCTTACAAGCCGGATCTGGCGGATGTGAAATTTCCGAATGCGGAAATTGTTCGCCGATCGTACGAAACATACCAGAGCTGGCCGGAGACCGTCACGGCGGCGGATGGGACCAGGGTCCGGATGCACGTTCCCGAGAATGGTTTAGAGTCTGCCCGTGTGCGCCATTTGATATTCGACAACACGTCCAAAGTGATGGACCGGACAAAGGCAGAATGGCTGCCGATGGTGCCGCAAACCTTGGGAAATGCGGCTGTACGGTTAGTTGATCCAGAATCTGGCAACCGAATTTATGTGCGGGCCTATGGTGACGGCTCAAAACACATGGTGGTGGTCTCTCCAGACGGATCGGTGCAAGGACAGGTCGCTTTCAAGGGGGGATTGATCACCCAGTTTCCATTCCCCAAACCTGGTAGACAATCGGGAATGAATGTGGAGTGGGTAAGGAACGGGCTCAGGCAACCTCAGGGGATTCCTGATCCGACGCCGACTGGCTCAACGCGCCCTGACACTCGCCAATCGGAATTCCAGGGTCAATCTACCACGTCCATTCTGGCTGTCAACCCCATTGATCAGGCCAAAGCGGAGCTAAAGCAGGCATGGAACGATCAGCAAAAGCTGGGAATCCAGCCCGATCCCATGGCGCCTTACCGGGTTTATACCGCGTTGGGCAAACTGGCGGTGGCCTATGCGCGCCAGGGCGTGAAGACGGCCGCGGACTTCGCCGAGCGCCTCGGGGTGCGCCTCACCAAGGCGGTGCAGCAAGCCTGGGATGACGCCGTTGGCGGTGTCACGCGCAAAGGACCGGAGGATCTGCCGGCGGGCGTGCTCGATGATGTGGCGAGCATTGGAGCCGCGGTGCGCGCCTTCCCGGACAAGGTGGATGTGTCGGGTGACCTGTCGCAGGAAATCAAGACCGGGATAACCACCAGGCTGTACGAGCCGCGCTCCAACGAAACCGATGCTCAGACCGCCGAACGGGTGATTGCCGAACGGGGCATCGATACCGCGATTGTCGGTTGGAAGGATAAGGGCTCGGAAATGCCGGGCGCAGTGCGGACCACCTTGGGTCTGCTGTTGATCAAGAAGCTGGGGGATGTGGAGCGGACGGCCCGCGCGGCTGGCAATAGGATGATGGCCGATGAATCGGTGGCCAGAGCCGTGGATCTGATTGATCACGTCACGCAACGCTCGACCGACCTGGGGCAGTCGCTGCAGGCAATGTCCATGTGGGCACGACTTACGCCGGCCGGGCACTTGCGGAATTACCAAAGGATCATCCGTGACGCCGGCGACCGGGTGCTGGCCACGGTCAAGCCCGCGCTCGATACGATCAAGGATCGGCTCCGCCAGGTGAATCAAACCGCCGTCGATGAAACCGTGCGCGATCCCCGCGTGCAGGATACGGCGCGCCAAGCCATCGATGGCACGGTCAAGGATAGCGCGGACACCAAAAAGACCATAAAGGATGAGATTGTTGATCGGTGGTCTAAATCGCCGGATGCAGCGCATCGCGTGGCGGCCGATCACTTCCAGGGTCGCGATGCCGGCACGACGTTGCCTGAGAAAATAAGGAAGAGTACCGGCGTGAAGGAGAGCGAAGCGCAACGGTTGGCCAAAACTCTCACCGCGGAATATTTGAAGGAAACCGAGGCGACCAGGGCTAGGTTGGCCTCCAAGATTCAACGCCAGCGCGATCACGAACAGCAACTGCGCCAGTCGCAAAGCGTATGGACGCGGGAGAAACAGAGCGTCAGCAATCGCCTGGTGGCCGCGGCTAAAGACCGGCTGGCGAGCCGATCGGCGCCGGAAGCGCAGCCAGCCTTGCAGGTGTTTGGCTCGAGGTTGGCGGCGAGACTGCGTCAGCAGTTGCTTGCGACGATGCCTGAGCGGGCGCGCGGTCTGGCCAAGCTGAGCGATATTGAGTTGCTGCGCGAGGCGGCCACGAATGCCGAGAAATACCAAGAGGCATGGTCGCTGGCCCAGCAGGATCTGCGCTTTGCCTTTCGGGATAACCCGGATGCGCTGAGGACTTTGGACGTTTCCCTGGGCAAGGTGGCTCCGGAATTGTTCGAAGAAGGTGTGGTCGATCGGGTGCTGCGCCAGCAGATTAAGGCGGCCAGGCTGAACCTGGGCCGCGTGGTGAGGGATCACTACTCGAAGGTCGAAGCCACGTCCAGGACTCTGGCGGCAAAACTTGTGGCTGATGCCGGGATGGCCGGAGAGCCTGCCCAACGATTGGCCTCCGTCTTCGAGTCGCGATTTAAGGCCCTGGCCACCGAGCGCAAGAAGGCCGAACTGGCCAAGTTGGTGCTGCCGGCCAGGATCAAGACCGGCGTCCGGTCCCCGCTCCACCAAAAGCTGATCGAGTTATCGAACTTGGGGGCGTTTTCCGAGGAGCAATTCTATAACGCGGTGCGCGAGAAACTTGGTTTGCCGCAGTACGACAAGGCTGTGGCGGCTGAAATCGTGCGCCGGGCAAATGATCTGCAACGGCTTCCGGAGGGCTTCCGGCAGCAGCGAGCGGTTATCGGGCTGATGGATTACATCTCGAAACAGAAGGGGCTCCGGTGGTGGGAACTGGCCATGCCGTTCTGGTACTCCAACGCGCTCAGCGGCCCAACAACGCACATTCTCAATACGGTATCGAACTTTTACAACACGACCGCGAATGTGGGAATCGAAGTCGGCAAAGCCATCGCCCGCGGTGACGCCGGCGCCATTCCGCGGATCGTTACCAGCCTGGCGGAGGGATTTCAGAAGGGCGGACTCGAGGCGGCTGCAGTTCTGCAGACAGGCATCCTGACCGGGAGTCGGATGGACAAGTTACAGGGTAGCCGTGGCTTGGAGTTGAAGCAATTCACCGGTGTTGCGTGGCCATTAAACGCCTGGAAGTACGTGACCCGGTCTATGTCGGCTGCCGATCTGTTGTTCTTCAAGCCGGCCGAAGAAATGCGGATGGCGATGACGGCCCGGCGGTTGGCCATCCAAGAAGGTCTGCGCGGCGAACAGCTCACGCGGAAGACGGCGGATGTGATGGGCAATATGGATGGCCAGAGAGCCGCGGCCGCCACCCGGGCATCCGCGGAGGGTTTGACGGGTCTGGATTACCGGCGCCGGGTAGGCGAGATATTGGAGCAGGGCCGCCCCGAGGCTATGCGCGAGGATGCCCGACAATATGCGTTGCGGGTCACCTTTAACGAGGATCCGTATGGCGTGCTGGGGGCGATCGCATCCGGTCTGAACCAGATCAGCACCCAGGTCCCCGCCCTCAGATTGGTCTGGCCGTTCACCAAGATTGTGGCAAACGTCACCAACGAGAGCCTCAACTATTTCCCGCCCGTTGGCGCTTTTCGGGCGATCTGGGGACAGTGGAAGGGCGAACTCGAGGGTAAACCTGTCACAAATCCCGAGGTGCTCTACGACCAGTGGGCCAAGGTGGCCATATCGACGATTGGCATCACGGCCCTGGCCGCCCTGGCCGCGAGCCAAAGCGATCAGGAAAATCCTCGGTTTGCCATCAGTGGATCCGGGCCGGGATCTCCGGATCAACGTCGCCAGCTCCGGGCCACCGGCTGGATTCCCTACACCATCAAGGTGGGCGACCGCTACCTCAGCTATGCGCAGACGCCCCTGGCCATTCCGATGGCTGTCCTGGGAAATTACCTGGATGCTCTGAAATACCGCAAGCTGGACCAACGCGACGCCTTAAACCGGGTGGCCTATGCCCTGAGCTATTCCGGAAAGGTAATCACTGAACAGAGTTTTCTGAACGGCCTGGCCGGCATCTTCGACTTCATCCAGCGGGACTCGACCAAGTCCCCGGTGGATCGCGGGCTGCAAGCAGCCGTGCGCGCCGGCCAAACGTTTGTCGTGCCCAACCTGTTGTCGCAAATCGATCGCCTGTTCGATCCCACCCTCTACGATTCGAAAGGGGTCGAGGCAGCTCTGACGGCCAATATGCCTTTCGTGCGCCGACTCAACAAGCCAGCGCTCAACGTGCTGGGCGAACCGGTGCTGTCTCCGTTGCTGGTCCGGTTTGCCGGCAAGGAACTCGCGGATCCCATCTGGCGGATGATCGCCGAGAAACAAGCTTGGATCACTATGCCGGCTCGGGACCAGGTCATTGGGACTCAGAGCAAGGGGCCCGACTTCTACCGCATGATGACGCCGGACGAATTCTACGAGTTCATCCACGACAGCGGCGAGCGGATCCGCGACCGTCTGGAAAGTCGAATCGACATCATCCGCGACATGGAACCTGATCAAGCCAAGCGTGAGGTCCAACGCATTTCCGAAGAGGAACACACACGAGCCAAGAAGTTGTTCCGGCCATGAATTCGAGGCTTAAAATGATACAACAGAGGATACATTGTGATTTTTAACTTCTGTAAGTGGCGCATCCGTTCGGAGTTGAACCGAAAACCTTCTGATCCGTAGGCTGTCTGCGCTAGGAAGTCCACATAATACCACAGGAATCTATTAACGTGTTAAACGACTTAATAGCAACGTGTTTAGAAGCGTTTTAAACATGACCGTGATGTGTGAGAGTGTGATAAAATGTTAGGAAGATGATTATCATGTGGATTCAATGATTCACGCCAATGGCCAACCATTTGGACCAAGCGCAGGGAATGTCGCTCGCGGGATCGGGCCTGAAATCGAGCTTTTGGCTTCCGAACCATCCGGGCTCGCTGCGGCCGTACACCCGCTCCACCAGGCCAACGCCCGAGCGATGCCCGAGCCGTTTCGAAATTTCGCTGTCGTCGATGCCTAGGGAACGTAGCGCACGGACGTGAAACGCGCGCAGACCGTGACTGGTCCGATGAGGTAAATCGAGCATTGGGCAGGCGCGGACCAGGGCGTGCCCGAGGCTGTGCAGGTCCACGGGCTCCTGGGGATTGCGTCCCGGGAGATACCATGGACTCGCCGGGAACCGATCATCGTGCCAGCGCCGTAGAGCCGTTAGCATTTCGCGGAGGGCTGAATGTCCAGGCGCGGCCTCCAAAAGCACGTAGGGGAAAATCCCGAGCTCACAGGGGTATGATCCACCCTTTGAGCGATTAACGTAGAGGCTTGTCTCATCCTGGTAACCGGGTTGGCCTGTGGCGCCGACCTTAGCGGCGTCCCATCGCAATCGCAGAACCTCGCTGGTCCGACAGCCGGTCAAGGCCTCAAGCAGGAGCTGCCACCCGAGAACCTCGCCGCGGGGATCCTCCATGATGTGGTTGGCGAGCATGTGGAGTTCGTCGTCAGACTCGGGCATCACGGTATTGCAGTGTCGCACCTCGGCGCCGACACGGTAAGTCGGCCGGCCGGCGGCCAGCGGATTGCAGCGGCAGTAGTCGGCTCGCGTGGCCCAGGTCAAAAGACTGCTGAGGGTGCAAAGCTCAATCTCGACGGTCCGATGCCCGGCGCCGCGGGTCACCTGGCCAACGCGCGCGTCGTGGTAGCGGTCGCAGGCGCCCATGGTGATCTGGTCGGGCTCCATCGCTCCCCAGAACGGTGTGAGGGTGTCGAGGTTCCGCAGACACGCGCTGAGTGCCAGGCCCGTGCGTGGCTGGCGTTTGCGATCGGGACAGCCGTCGTCACGGTAGCGCTGGATCAGGGACGCGATCGTCACCGGCGGCGCGAATGGATCCGGACACAGTCGCATCCGGGCCCGGGCGTGATCGCTCTTCTTGCGGGCGATCTCCTCTCGAGCCGCGCGGATGGCGATGGCCTGCAACCGGCGTTTGGTCCGCCGGCCGAAGATTCTGAACTCACCGTACAGCCGGCCGTTGTGCTCGTACAGGCACTGCCCGAGGGGTTTCATTAGCGTTGTCTAATTTCGATGATTTTGTCAGGGGCTGGCGGCCAGTCGTTGGGTTGCCCCCACTGTACCAGCACGTCCTGGTAGAAATAAAACCACAGCGTTTGACGCACTGATCGGGCCTGCGGGCTACCAAAGCCCACCCAGAAGTTTTGACGGTTGATGTCCTGCTGGGTGACGAACTTTTGGACACGTACAATCTCGTAAGCGGTTTGTGATCCACGTTGAGCGCGCACATATGAATCGGGAAAGGCCGCGCGAAAATCAGCCAGGCTCGTGCCGGGCTGGATCTTGTCCAACCGCCCGGCGAGCGATTCCTGCGCGGATGGCACATCCTCGGGACCATCCACCAGCGACGCGTTCTTTGGCGCCGTGGCGCAGCCGCCCAGAATTCCAAGGATCAGCAGATGGAAAAGTGATAAAATAGTGCGTTCCATGGATTACCTTTTGATGAAGCCGCGTCGATTCTCCCTTGGGGATTCGTTGAGCTCCACCGAGGAAGCGGTAGCACCCACTATATCCTGTTTGATTAGTCCCTGAACGTACTGCGAGAAATTGGGACATTTCAGGGGGCCGAGGCGGCGCCGAACAACCTCATCATACATTTGCTCCGGTAGCGATATCGATGTTCTTTTATTCATACCGGGTAGGAACATATCACACCAATTATTGCCGGTCAAAATAATTAGAGATTTCGTTTGACGGTTTATGAGGATGTGTTACTAATGATGAAAGCGTATGAATATGTGTGTTCGAAAGTCCGTATCCCTGCCTTTGGAGTTCATTGATCGGGTACAGCCGCGATTGCGGGATCAGCAGCGCACCTTTTCAAATTACCTCCAAAACCTGATCCGAATCGACCTGGAAAAGGATCAGTCCGCGAATCCCCCACAAGAGAATTGTTCGCGCCCGGGCTGTCCCCAAGCCGCCGGTGAAAACTCGGAGGTCAAATGAAGATCACGATTATTGTGGAGCCGGACGGTCCAATTCCGCTTCGAGCCATCGGCGCGTGTGCTCAAGCTCTTCGGGAGTATATTGCAGCCCAACAAGTATCCAATCAGAATTCCCCGCGTTCCACCGATGAAAATACGAATCCCAGTTATGGTGAATCATTTCCTGGACGGTCTAAACGTGAAAAGCCTGCTAGTTCTCACTCCAAAGCAAAACCCAGTAGCCCATCAAGTCCGGTGAAGTCTTCATTTCGTCATTAAAGCAAACTTAAACCCAATAATCAAGCATGAAAACCATCGCCCGACTCTTCCGCGTCCTATTTCCCCACCGCAACCGCCGCGGCCACCGGCTGGCCTGCTGGCTCGTTTTTCACCGCGCGATCCGGAGGATGGCGTGAAAACCCTCGATGAACGCGTTGCGGCCCTCGAGCAGCAGGCCCAGGCGAGGGATCAGGTTGCTTGCCCATATCTAACACGCCACCAGGCCGCGGCTTTTTTGCAGGTGTCTCTTTCGTCGATCAATAATGCCCTGGCCGCCGGTCGGTTGCCCAAACGAATGTTCGCCGGCTCGGTGCGCATTCTCCGGTCCGACTTGGAATCCGCAATGAAGGTCGTGGACACCGTCGCTGCCTGATTTTTTGATTTTCATGGAATCCCTCCTCCAACAGCAAGAGCAAAGCGAGCTATTCGATCCACGGGAACTGCCCGCGGGCATGGACCTGCTGCTGCCGCATGACGTGCAGGTTCAGCGGTTCACTGCCGAGCATGTTGCCCGCAATCAACAGCGATACCTGGAGATCGCGAGTGCGATCGCTGAGGGTCTGAGTGTCCGCACCATCGCCCGAGCCTACCGCGTCTCATCACACACGGTCCAGCGCATCCGCGAGCGCGAGCCCGAGCTGATAGCAACGGATAAACAAAGGTTGGCCCGTCTGATGCGCCAGGCTGCTCGCCAATCGGTTGAGGGTTACCTCGAGAAGTTGGAGGTCGGCCTCGTTACTCCAGGAGTCCTACCCATTGCGGCGGGGATTTTCACGGACAAAAGCCTGCTGCTCGAGGGGGAAGCCACCAGCCGCGTCGAGCATGTCCACATCGACGTCACGCCGGAGCAGGTCAACGGATGGATGTCGAGCCTGCCGGCGGCCCAGGTGATCGACGTCACGCCTGCACCGCCGGCCGCCCAGATTGGGGACCTGGCGCCGGAGCGGAGTGAGTCAATTTCGTCCCCAAAAGGGGGCCAAGTGATACAACCAGTGATACAAAGCCAACCATGAATACACCCAACACATTGCAAGCCAAGCGCTTGCCAGTCAAGCCGTCTGATTTGAAATCAGATGGGAGCAATCCCGAGGGTCAAAACCAGAGGGACCAGGTCGAGCGGATCCGGGTTGGTAGGTGGGATGCAACCGGGTTCTGTCCGATGATCCGACGGCTGGGACCTGGTCGAGTGGTCGCCGGGTGACGGCCGCCCGGCCGCCGAGAGGGGGGGGGGGGGCGCGGCGAGCGCGGGGGGGGCCTCGACCATGATGGGTTAGAGGTCGGAGAAATTTTCGGCAATGAGTTTTGAACCATTTAGGACCGCGGTGTGGTGCGTCCGGGAGATCCGGCGTCGCTTTCACGCGCCTCCGGGTGCCGCGTGGTTGGTGAATCAGAGCGGTCCTATTCGAGCCTTATGAAATACAAAAGAATCATGCGTGGTCTTCGGGTAATTGGCCGGCGATGGATCGGTCCGAGGGGAAAGTTCATGTTTAGAACCGGCAAACGCCTGGCGCAGTTGGCGTGGGAAAGGGCGCGATGAGCGATTTGGTCTTGAACCTGCAAAAAAAACCCACCGTCGGGCCAGGGGCAACCCTGGCAGCCGATATTCCCCACGCTTCTGAGTCTTCAGGCGCCAGCGAGCATTCCCCCCGTTTGCCTACTGGCGCTGAATTAACGGAGTTCAAGACCGCCCAAGGGGCGCCGGCGCGCCCCGAGGATTTTACACACTTTGAAAGCGTGCTGGCGTCGCGGATGGGGGTCAACCGCGAAATTCTACGTGAAAAAAGGAAGGCGGCGACCGAGGGCGAGCATTGGTCTTGGGTTGGTGGCAATCGGGTGTGCTGGTCGGAGGCGGGTTTGGTTTGGCTGGAGAACGCGCTACGGGCCCCTAGGAACGATCGGGGAGTAGACCCCTCTCCTGAGTCGTCAACGGCGGGAAACGAGCAGGGCGCCCACGCAGCGCTCGCGAAACCGGCCCAAAAAACGGCGGTGCGACAATTTTCCGTCGTACGAACCTTCCTCAGCAACCCGAGGATTGTGTTGGCCACGGATGGTTTGAACATGGTGCGCGTCCGGGTGCGGAACAGCGCCGGTTTTGTGAAAGATATGCTGATCCCGTGCCGGCCGGTGCATGACGACGTGTGGGAGATAGCGCGGCCATGTCCGCGTTGGCGTGGGAAGTGGTGACGAATTTTGGCGGGTTGGCCACAGGGCTTCAAGCAACGAAAGACAAATGAAAAATTAGGCAACCCCAAAAGAATCGGCCTTGGTCGCACTCGGATGAGTGCGTTTGGGCTGCCCGCCAGATCATGGAAGTATGGAAAACAGGGAATGGCGTCGGATTCGCTTCGGCATGGTGGTGATGCTGACCGAGGAAGTGCCGATCCGCTTGAGGTGGAAATGGAAAACGATTTGGAAACAAAACCGGGAAAAGCTGTGTCTCCAATCTCCACGGGGGAAGAATTGGGAGTTCAAACTCCATCATCGGGCGTGGCTTCGGCCGTTCGACCCGGGCTCGGTCAGCAAGTGCAGATCGTCCGTGGTGGCAACAACCAACCAATGAAAACCTATGTTCTTTACCACGCGAATTGCGCGGACGGATTCGGCGCTGCGTTTGCGGCCTGGATGAAATTCTCCGACCAGGCGGTATATATCCCGTGCAGTTACGGGTCACCGCCGCCGCCGATGAAAAAGGGCAGCCGGATCTTTATCCTGGACTTCAGTTACCCGCGGGCAATGCTCGAGGAACTGGGGCGCGACTTCGCCGTCCAACTCGTGGTGTTGGATCATCACGTCACGGCCCAGGCGGACTTAGAGGGCTTTCCAGGGTGTCACTTCGACATGAACAAGAGCGGGGCGGTGATGGCGTGGGAGTATTTCTGGCCCGACAAGCCGGTGCCTATATTCCTCCTATACCTTCAGGATCGGGACCTCTGGAAATGGGCGCTTCCTTTATCGCGCGAGTTTTCCTTGGCTTTGCGCTGTTATCCCTTCAATTTTGATAGCTGGCGGTGCCTGATGAACCGCACCTGGGAACTACAACAGGAAGGAGCAATCTGCCGGCGCCTGGTGGACAGCCAAGTCGAAATCATGGTTCAGAATTATGGCCTGGCCTTGTTTGATTTGGCTCGCGCGCGAATCCATTTTGTTCCACCCGGTACCACGCCAATGGTGGGAACGGACCAAGCTGTCGCACCGGCCGTCAACGCCAGTATTTTAATCTCCGAAATTGGCGAAAAACTGCTCGAACTTAGGCCGGACGCCCTATTCAGTGCCGTTTTCTTCTACCACGGGGATGGCAAACGCCAGTGGAGTCTGCGATCGCAACCGGGGTTTGATTGTTCGGTGATCGCCCGGCAGTTTGGGGGTGGCGGCCACAGGCAGGCCGCGGGATTTGTGATGTAAATATTCTATCCCAAAAACCCATGATCGTCCAACCACACATCTTTTCTCATCCAAAATTTGGCCTGTTCCGGCGCCGGGTGGGGATCGGGGCCATGCACTACCTGATCCGCCTTTGGGCCTTCTGCCAGGATGATCAGCGAGGCCAGTATCTGGGCATACTCAGCCCAGATTATATCGAAGCGGTATGCGAGTGGGACGGGGAAACTGGCGTTTTGTGGGCGGCATTGACGGAGCGAAGTTGTCCAGGGAAAACCGGATTCATCGAATTGCATGAGGACGGATCATCTATTGTCCATGACTGGGACGAAGTCAACAAATATCTGATTCGAAACTGGAAAAACGGCAAAGACCGCCAGCTAAAATCAGCAAGCACTGGCCCAAGCACTGGCCCAAGCACTGGCCCAAGCACTGGCCCAAGCACTGGCCCAAGCACTGGCCCAAGCACTGGCCCAAGCACTGGCCCAA